AGCAAAGTCAATATTACAAGTACAACTTGCAGTAAAAGACTTCATGATTTCCGCACCAGCAGTCAGAAGAACTGACTGTGAAGGGATTTCAAGTAGTTGAAAAATGTCACCATTAGCAATGGTAGCACCTGCAGCAATCATAGCATCAATATCTAGAATTGCTTCAATGGTTCGTACAGTATTACCGACAACTGTTGGAGTAGCAAGAACGTTTGCCCCAACACCAGCAGTAGTACTGAGAGTCATATCAAAAGTAGCCATAGTTTATACCCCCTTAAGCTGCGTTATAACGAGCAGTGACGATTGCTTCAGGACGAAGAATCTTCCTACCGTATAGATGCATACCACGAACAATGTCAGCAAAGCTGTCAGGGTCACGATATGTTTCTGTCTTGTTGATTTGCTCGGCAGTTGCTACAGCAGAATCATGACCGCCTACAATAATACCGCAGTTAGTCAATTGGTTAGCTGTACCTGCTGTACCTGCTCCAGTGCCTAGTGCTGGCAAGTTGGAAGAGGAATACACACGAAAGCCGTGGAAGTTGTTAATGGTCAAACCATTACGCAAACCACCTGATTCACCGAAGTCAGCATTCATAAATCTGGAATCTTCGTCTGCGAGGATTTCCATAAATACTGGATCTACAACCAGCCATCTACCTTGCGAGTCAACCTGCTGTTGATCTAGCAAACGTTTCATGCGTGAAATAATCATCGCAGGGGAAACAGTAGCTGTTGGTAGCGAGGTAGCACCAGGCATACGTGCAGTCACAGGAATTGAGTGAGTGCCAGCAGAAGTAGTAGTGATGTTACCAAAGTCACCTTTGTGAAGCTGCATAGATGCAAGCAATTCATTTGCGCCTGCAGAAGAAACAGCTTTGGAACCATTAACAGTTGTGTTAAGAGCATCGCCCTTGCTATGCAAAGAAGACTGCTTGTAGCCAGCCAAGTAAGCAAGTACTTCTTGGTCATGGTTGTCAGCAAGACGGTATGCAGCACGGTTAGTTGCAAGATCCATGAAGTTTACATGGGAGTGTGCTTCTTCGATATCGTCCATCTTAAAAGCAAAGTAGTTAGATTTGTCAATAACCAAATTAAAATCGGCATCTTCCAAATCTTGTGCAGTAACTTGTGTACCACGAGCATATGAAGATACACTGATCTCAGGCTCTTTGATGATTTTTACTGTGTCACCTTGTGACGCAATTTCACCAAAATAATCTGAGTTAGTAATATCACCAACTACTGTTGCCTTGCGGAAAGCAAGTTGTACTTTTTTAGAATAAATTACGGGGCTGAAGTTACCATTTGGTAAGTTGCCATAACCCGTTGCAGTTGTAAAAGCCATGGAATAAATCCTCCTGTTAAGTGTTTGGCTTTAGGGAATGAGATACACATCTCAATTAGGAGTGAGTTGCTGTGCATCCCGACTCAATAAACTAAACGACATTGGTAAGAGGCTGTAGGTTTTCTAGGGTGCAAGGTAATATCAGTCGGCCAACCGATAAAAACTCGGGCCTGTACTTCTTCAGGTAGTTCTTATTTGTTTTTCAGTTTTTAGGAAAACAGAATACGAGGTAGTCCCAAAGGAGGCTCATTGTAATCTGTTCTTAGTTATACTTCTATTTACGCAGATGTCAATAGTTAACGTGCGCTTCCAGAAATATCATAGATAAACTTTTGGCTACGCATGGCCTTATTAATCATATCTAAATTGTCTTCAAACTCTTTAGCAGACATTTTTGCAACATCTGACTCACGGATTTGTCCAGTGGAGTCTTCAGTATCTACTTTAGTCTTTGAAGTTCTACTAACCATAGAAGCTGCTGCCTTAGTGCCAGCTTTCTTAGCTTGTTTGGTTAATCCTTTATCGCCCTTATACAAGTCAAGGACTCTAACTACGGAGTAAGGATCGTCAGCATTCTCATAGACAGCATCCTGAACCCATTTAGGTTGTTCATCAGCCCAGCTATGGAACTCATCAGACTCACGAATCTTTACAAAATCTGAGTGTGACTCAACAATAGTTGCTTCTGCTGTCTTACGTACAGCTTCATTCTGCAATTCATCAAGTTTTTGTAGTCTAGAATCAGCCTTACTAAATAACTCCTGAGCTTTCTTAGCAGCAATTGTTTCTACAATGCCAGCAATATCAGGGTGCTCTGAGGCCCACTCTTCAATATCTTCATCTGATTTAGGGGGTATAGTACTACTACTAGATTTTTCTAGTTTTTCAAAACGCTCGTTCCAGTCTTTCTCTTTGTCAGCCATATGACGACGAAGATCACCATAACGTTTCTTAAAAGATTTTTCTTCACCGCTTAGTTTAGAATCGTCTTCTACTTCTTCAGTCTCCACAACGGCTTCTACTTCAGCATCTTCTTCAAGAGTTTCACCACGTTGCTCTGCTTCTAGTTTTGCAATCTCTTTCTCTTCAGCTTCCATAGCTGCACGTTTTTTACTTTGGTTAAACCCACGGTCTACAAATCCTGCAGACTTAGGAGCCTCAATTGTATTTAGTTCAGTCATTTAGTTAGTCCTTATGTTGGGGCCAGCATCATTGCTGGGTAGCCTTATCGTTACTAGTATTTACTTTTTCTTCTTTCGTTGCATCAAGCCACCTTTGTTAAAGCCGCCGCCACGTTTAATTTTATTTGCAACACTTTCCGTCCTACCCGCTTTCTGTTGTTCTTTTTCAGCTTTAGCACCAGCTTTGTTTGCAGCAGTGTTAGCAGCTTTTTCAGCTTGTCTTGGAGTCAAACCATCTGATCTAGGTTCAGAATAGATAGGACTGATTGGCCGTGTATCATCACTCTGCTTTGGTCGTGACGGAGGCCTTGACGTTACTATTGGCGCTCTTTTGCCTGCAGGTGTAATTACTGTAGGTGGCATTAATCTTGATGATTTATTACCACTCCCTAAAGCAGTGTTAGTTTTTCCTCTTCTTTCTGCTGATAAAGCGTAAGCTTTCTTCGCTCTCTCTAAGGCAGCACCACTATACTGTGATTCATCTAGCTTCTGATCTTTAGTTCCAAAAGCAGCTATCTGTTGAAAGAAATCATTCTGGCCAGACAGACCACCAAATTTATTTATTCCCTGAACAATAAAACTTGCATTGCCTGCAGCTACATTAGCTTTATTCTCTAAGGCAGTTGCTTCTGCATTAAAGCCACGAGCTTTAGCTACCATTGCAGCAGCCCTTAATGAAGAGATTGTTTCTGATTGTTGAATAGATTTATAGCCACTAAATAATAATGTTCCGATAGCTGCAATTGGACCGCCTATTGCTGCTGCTGCTATACCTAGTGCTTTATTATTAAAAGCTTTATCAGCGGTAGTTGCAGCATCCTCACCTACTTTACCTAAAGTTTGTAATTGCTTCCTAGTCATCTTAAAGTAATTTTTAGTTTTATCAGGAGCTTTAAATTTAAATTCTGGTGGCTTAGGTGCCTCACCTGGATCATTGTCATTATTATTATTTTGACGGGGTACACAGGTATTTGTTATAGGATCAAGAACCATTCCAGCTGCTGCACAAGGATCAATAGAACCAGTAGTTGGGCCTACAGGAGTTGTGTCTACTGGTGGAGGGGCTGCTACTACAGGTGCAGGTGCTTGTACTGATGGGACTACATTAGTAAGTGACATTCCAGGTATAGCATAATTAGACTGAAATCCTGCAGGGAGTGGCATTGTAGGTCCAGCTAGAACACCTGCAGCTGCTTTAATAGGTTCTTGAATAGGAGAAGGTTTACCTTTAAAGACTGGTTCGGTTGTTTTAGAAGATGAGTTATCTTTTTCTATTTGTTGAGGTTGTTGTTCAGCACCTGTTCTATTTACCCTAATACCACGCTTAGATAATTCGTCCATAATCTGTGGTTTGTTTTGAGTCATCTGCATAAACTTACCGATAACTTCATCTACTTTAGTAGGATCACCATAAGCTGACTGAGCCATACCTCCAACTGCAAAGCTTACAACAGCACCACCATTATTAAATGCTTTATTTATAACTGGATCGTTAGCAGCTACGTAAGCTATCTTATCCATAAGACCGCCATTAGCTACACCAGTTGTAAGCATCTGTTCGATCTCAGCAAGATCTTCTTCGGAGATACTATTTTGATCTGCTTCAGGCATAGCTTCAGGCATGACTGGCTCTCCACCAATTCTACCATCTCTCTCCATACCTTGCAAGCCCATTTTAGCTTCCATACGCATTTCTTCAAATACACGTACACCAAAGTAACGAACAACATCAGCAGGTACTACGTACTCGCCCTCAGACAATTGCGCTGGGATGTCATCACGTACTTCTTTAGCAAGAGAACCCGAAGGTACTTCGTTACCTGATACTGGATCACGGTCCATACCATCATCAGCGATGCCACCTTCTTCAAACATTCTCATTTGGTCGTTCATCATTCCACCCCGTGCCATATCTTTTTGTTTTCTAGTATCTGATCTGCTTATAGCATACTGTATTGCATCTTCTCTAGATCTAAACTCTGGAAGTTCTTCTCCAGTAAGATAATCTACAGGTCCATATTTTTTAACATAGTCCCTTATTTGAACTTCACTATGTTGCCTACCATCTTCAGATACTGTTGGCATTGTATAGTGAATGCCCTCAATTTCAAAAGTAGTAGAACGTTCAGAGTAATCTACTCCTGTCTCTGGATCATTCCAAATAGTTCTACCAGAAATTGTTTTTTCACCTGTATTAACTGGTGGCTTTATAGATGGATCAGGCATTAACATATTCCCTAAGCTGCTTTAGTTTACGGATAGCAATAGTCTGACCTTGTAGCCTATACAAAGAGTTTGTACTGTCAGTCTGCTCCATAGCCCTATGTATATCATCAAGTCTATTGTCTAACTCTTGTAGAAAAGAATCCCAAAGAGGCTTATCATTAACTAAGGGTTTTAGATTATTCATGCAGCACCTTGACCAGTGTTAGCTGAGAAGCCCTGTTCTCCTGGTGTAGGTACTTGACCTGTTCCTATGGTGCCTCCACCAGCACCTGTAGGATCACCCGCCTGAGCACCCGCAGGGCCAGCCTGAGGAGCTATTGGTTTTCCGTCTGGACCTACTTGAGGAGCAGGGGCAGGATTAGCTTCCTTCCACTTCTTCAGTATCTCTGCTTGAATTGTAGCATCAGACATAGAGTTGACAAGTTTATCTGGATCAAGATCCATAGACTTAGCAATCTCACGAATGATATAATCCATCTTAGCAAAGGGTGCTAGTGCTGGATTCTGTACAACTTGTAGGAATTGCATCAAGCGTTGGCTCCGTACCTCATTAGCCATTAGGCTTTCTGTACCACGAGCTTTGACATCAAGATCACCTTTGATCTCTTCGTCATAATCAAACTGCATGTTAAAGTTAAAGAAGGCTTTGGCAAGTGGACCTAGCAAGTAGTCATCTACGTTTTTAACTACGTTACGAATACTACCATTAGCTGCAGACATAAGCATAGAGATACCAGAGGCGGTACGTCCTACTCCAGATACGCCTGTCTGACCGTGAGCAAAGGAAGGGAAACCTGTAGACTCATCCGACAATACACGAGCCTTATCAAACATCTGCATGTTCTCATTAGACACGTTAGGAAACTTTGTACCGTAAATAGCCTGACCAGGAGCACCACCTTGACGACGAAAGACTTTTCCTGGATATACTGATAGGTCTTGTCCTGGGACTAAGTTAGTCTCATCAACCTCAATTAACATATTACCAGATAATGCAGCATTGTCAACAGCCATACGCATAAAGCCATTCATCAAAGTCTGAGTATCATCCATGTTCTCAGCAATACCTACACCAAATAAACTGTAAGGACTTACTTCATAAGGCACAGCATAGTAAGGAATAAGAGTTGGAGTAAACGGATTCATAACCAAACGAAGAACTTGGTTGTTACAAATCCAAATATTAACAGACACTTGATCTAAATCTTTAAGGTTATCAGGGATTTCTACATCATGACCTTCAAGAACTTCTACATCTACATTACCCCAGAACTCTAGGACTTCATAACGTTCTGCTTTAGAATCATTGGAATCATCTTCCATGACCTGCTCCCACCACTCCTTAGTATAGGACTCGCCCATATTAACTGCAGTGTCGATAGCATTCTTACGGAAGAAAGGTCTACGCTTAAGAGCACGGATTTGAGTACGAGACATCTTGTGACGTTCAATTACATACTCAGCTTCATCCATGTTGGCTGCATCTGGATCTGGATAAAAGTTCCAAATAGATACAGAAGAAGTCTGTGGTACTGTTTTAATTATAGGCTTGTACTCACCCTCTACATACTTAGGATATTCTTTATCTACAGCAAACGGACCCTTCATCACACCTGTACCAAACAAGGCGCATTCAAAAGCAGCAACACGTAGTTGCTTGTTTGCATTAGATTCTTCTAACTGGTCATGGATTTTCTTTTCCATTTTCTTTGCGGAGATCATTGCGGGATGCACAGTAATCTCTGTAGCAGTTCCGCTTTCACCTTCTTTAAGCATATCTGCTACAGGTTCTAGTTCACTCCTAGCACCAGCTAAACGTTCTCTAAGATCTACAACAGTCTCACCAGGAAGTAGTGATGAACTCTTAGGTCCAAATTGTTCCTTAGCTTTTTTCATATCAGGATTAGATTCAAAGAATACAGACTCTGCTACACCTTCAGGTAACGTAGTAGGGTCAACTGTAATTGGAAACTTATGATTACCAAACAGAACATCTACGATCTGACCATAGGCAGCAAGAACTTTTGTCTTAGTAACCTTAACAAAGATACGAGACTTCTCTGTAGAAGTAAACTGTACATCAGGACCATAGAGACCCCTGTAGTTACGGTAAGCTTGTACCCAACGTGTCTCTTCAGTCTCTCTTGCAGTAGAAGCTTTGGAGTAGTGTGCTCTCACAAATCCAATTACAGTGCCTGCATTAGGATCAGAATAACTATCTTCGTCCATATCCTCTACGGCATTAGACTCCACTGAATCCATAGCCATTTCATTTTCAAAGAAATCATCTTCTTCCATTATTTTTCCTTAGTAACCGAAGGTTGGGTCGCTTGCTTGAAAACCTGGATTAGATGCAGGGTTATAATCAAACAAACTACTTCTGGGTCTTGTCATAATTCCATACCGTAAAGCATCGTATAGGTGATCCTCAGCATGTGTATCTACATCTTCTGGATTTTTTTTATCTAAAGGTAAAGCTGGTAGTTGAGAGATAATATTAGAACAAGTATTAAAAAACACTAATCTAGGTTCTTCAGTCCATTCGTCTACTTGTAATCTTCTATGTAACTCGTTCTTACCTGCTACACGAGAACCTTTAGATCTATCTGCAGGTCTCCATCTGCACCCACGCATAATCATTTGTTCTGCTAGGGAAGGGCCGGTGTCACCACGCTTGTGCCACAAACTACTGTCGAGTACACCATAACGTATTTTCTCTTCAGATTCAACATCTAATATCATATCAGCTAAATCAGTAGCAATAACTTTAGATACATACATCTCCCTATAAACAATGAGTTGCTCGTCAGGGGCTACTGCAATCCATACAACTCCTGTATAAGAACCGTAACCATAGTCACACGCACGAAACTTAGCCCAACTATCAGGTATATCAAAAGGTTCTACTACGTGTATATGCCTATTAAACTCTGAGAAGGCTGCACCTTCATTAATATCCCAGTCACCTTCTAACAATTGCCTGCGTTGATGCTCAGGTAACGACAGAAGGTTAGCTTCATACATGCCATCTTCTGCTAAGTAAGGGTTATCAAACAAAGTGGCAGGTATAAACCTACGTTTAAAGAGTGGTTCACCTTCTCTGCTGTGACCTGAGGGCCAAGTGATAGTTTCTCCTGTTTCTCTGTCAGTAGCCCAGAAAGCAGTGTCAGGTACATCAGGATCAATAAAAGTCTTCTTAACCCACTGGTGACCTGGACCTCCTGGGTTACTTGTTGCTCTCATATGGAGAGGTAACCCTGAATCTTTAGTAGTACGTAGCCTTGAGCGCATGTAATCCCAAGGGTATGGCGTAGGCCACTGTGTCATCTCGTCAAAACCAATCCAATTAAAGGCTTGACCCTGATATCTCATAACGTCATCGTCCCTATCTAGGTAGGACATCCATAAAGTAGCACCTGAGGGTGCAACCCATGTCTTATCTCGCTCCATAAACTTAATTCCAGGTATTGCTCTGGGGTAAAGTAATTTAGAAACAGATATAAGCTCTCTTAGTTCCTCTGTACTTCTACGTACTAGTAGCATTGTAGCATGAGGATTGTTTAACCAGCGTACAGGGTCTGCAATCATGGCGTATGACTTGCCACCTCCAGCAGATCCACCATATAGTACCTCTTGTTCGGTAGAAGCTAAGAAATCTGTCTGTGGACCTGGATTAGGCTCAAAGATAATCTCTCTAATTGCTTCTTCAACCTCAAACTCAGGCGGTTTGGCCTGTGCTGGCACTGTTTTCTTTTCTAACTCTTGCACCGATACGTTGGTTTTCAAGTTTTTCGGCTTTCTCAGCGGCTTCTTTGTACTTTTCTGCATAGAAGCGTTGGATTGAAGCTTCTTTTTTACGTTTTTGCTCAAGTTTAACCCTCTGCATTAGACCCACATGAGAG